CAGGTTCGGGCACGGACGTAAGGGTTGGAGAATCATAACCTGTCACAGTCCAAGACTTTCTTCCCGCCATCCAGCTTTTCAAGGGCACAGCAACAGCCATGCCAGGAATATCTGCTTCAGATTTTGGGGTAATAGGTCGGGTCTTGGAAGCAATCTGGAAATCAGACATGTGCGGCTGATTCGGAATGACTTCATCCTGTTTGGGAATGACATCCTTCGGGGGCTTCAACGCCGCCCCGGAGGCCCACTTTTTGATCTGATCGATCGTCTCATCTTTGTGCGCAAGAGTCCATGGTCGTTCCTCAATGTACTTGATAAGCTCATCTGGAGTGTAAGGCTTGAAACCAACACCAAGTTTATCAACCCACAACTGGGAGATTTCCTTGGCCTGATTCCAAACGCTCTCCTGAGCTTCAAATGGCAGAGGTTTTTCAAGACGCTGGACCTCAATAAGGACCGCATTCAAAAATGAGTTATCCGGCTTGACCAGCAACTTGTCACAATCCGTCTCAATCACAATGGGCTTATTGCTCTCCTTCAAGACGCTCATCTCATTCAAGAGGAGTTCATCGTCTTTGATGTACATCTTATCACCGTCTGGAGAATCGGTGTAGATCTTGGAGGCGGCCACCATGTTGGCAGGGGCGGTGACAGGAACTTTGACAAAACGATCGTTCTCGAAATCCTGAACTTCGTTCAGCATCAGAGACAGTTCCATCTCACGCAACAGAGGCTCCAGCCAACCAGGAGGTGTGGCGAAGTAGTTGTGGACGGCATGCACAATGATTGCAGCAGGCAAAGGAATCAAGAACATTATCGTGTGAGCCAAGAGGTTGCCGAAGCTCGTGATAAGGTGCGCGACGCGGGTCGCAGGGATGGACGTTTCCTTTCCTTCCCAGACTTTGGCCAAGCCCAAGAAGATGTTTTCAGCGGTGGCGAACAGGAGGGTGAAATGGTAGCCACAGGCATGCTTCAGAACCTCCTCAGCCGTGGCATTCACGACACACCAGAGCATTGTGGCCGCCTCTTCAAAAGCGGCCACCGCCCTAGGGTGACGCGAAGCCCAACTGATGGTCTGCAACAAGCCGTTGCGAAGCCAGTTGACCTTGTTAATCTGCCGAAAAACTTTGGACCAGATGGACGGAAGTCCGGTGAACTTCAGAAAGCCTCGGGTGGCTTTCACAACAGCGACGGACAAGCTCTTTGGGGTGAATTTGTCCTTCAACCAATTGGCACCGTCTTTGAGTCGAGCCCAAGCCCACTTGAGAAACTCACCAACTGAACGAGTCACTTCAACCAAGAAGTTGGCTCTCGTCTGTTTCTGAGTGAGTCTCACGTAAGCTTCAGCAACACCTTCAGGGAAACCGGTATCCAAGGCGATACGCCGCGCAGCCTGAGTGTTGGCCACGTTTTTGAAGTCACCGTGCGTCGGGTATGGTCCCCCCGCAACTCTGGACAAAGCAATGGATGCGTCCACGGTGCGCCTACACGCATCACGCAGAAGTGGGTGGTAATGCACCAACTTGTCGTAGTTGTGCTTACCGAGACGCTGGACCGTCAGTCTGTGAGCCAAGTCATGCAGAGTCTGATGGGCGTCGGGTCGTTCAAGATCACTTCCCATGGCCTTGACAACCAAAGTGGACAAAATTGAAGGGATGCGTCCCTTCTGAACGAACGAAGATCCTGGCCTGGCATACTTCACGTTTTCCCCCGGTTCCGAAACCTCGAGAATGTCGATACGCATGAGATGCATGGATTCCAACGTCCATTCGAAATGGATGGAAATCTGAAAGTGCCGGTCCTCAACGGTCACAAACAGAACGCTATGGTTGAAGTAATCCTCAGATTTAACTTCGTGAACATAGCATGAATCGCCTGGCGACAAGCTAGCAAAATACTGGAGCTGACCATTAACGACTGCACCGTGGCCTTCGATAACGTCCACCTCGCCGGACTC